GCCGCCACGATCGGCCGAAAACTTCCGCCAGATGCAGCCGAAGCTAGGCTTGCCGAGAAGCATCAGCTTTGGCGGGTTGCCGTCGCGTATACGACCAAGCGCAGCCTTGAAGGGCTCGTCGCTTCCGTACATGTTGCACTCGTCGGCGATGATGTACGAAACGCTTGGTCCTTCGAGGCTGTTCGCCGAAGTGTGACGCGTCGAGGGGCGATTCCACGACATGAACCAGACCTTGGTCTGTTTGCCGTTTTTCATCGGTGACAGCCAGTGCGGCGCGGGCTGCCCTAAGTAGCTGTGGTGGTAAGTCCAGCCGGTCGGCATTAGAAGGCGAGCGCATTCCTTGGAGATTGTGCGCGTCCCCTGCCCCATCGTCGGGCTCAGAATCAACCCGTCTTGACCTGGGCGAAAGTCGTGATTTGCCTGCATTAGCATCGGTATAAGGGTGGTCTTGCCACAACCCCACCCGCCCTCTAGCGCAATGATTCGGTGTTTGTCGCTGAGCCACAACGCGATCGACTTGGCTTGCGCTGCGTTTGGCCGCCAGTCTTCGTGGTCAAAAAAATGCTGGTCACTCGACGACGATAGCTGCGGAATCATCAGCGCTGCCTTTCATCAGGTTAATCCCCTCAACTTTCTCGAGTACGCCTTCCATGTTTCGAATCATGATCTCTGTAGGCGTCGGCCCGGCGCTTTCGCTGGTGTTCGAGTTGATTTGAATTAACGGCGTCTCGTCGTGACCGCTTGCAAGCCGCCACCATTCTGCAGCGGCCTTGATGCGCGCCATCGTGCCCTCTGTTTTGTCGCTTGCAATTTTTAGTAGGACGCCAAGTACGGCGATTCTAGGCCTTGCCGCGTGATGCAGCACATCAACATCGGCGATGAACGCGGCGGCTTCTTCGATGCTGCATTTCGCATAGAGGCGGGCATATGACAACCCGCCAACACCAAGCGCTTGGATGAACCGGTCTCTTTTCTCTGCGTGCCTGTACTCAACAGTGTCAAGCGACTTGTGCTTTGCAACCTCTGCAGCATCGGATTCCAAGCCGTCGCCGAGGTTGTGACGCGCTGCAGCCTCCTTTGACAGCTGAATTTGTGCGGCTTCAAACTCTAAATACTGCGCGCTGTTCTTGATGCGACTCACTGAGCCGTGGTTGACGCCGGTCAACTCTTCGATCTTTCGATAGGGTATCCCGTCATACAAGAGGGCCATCACTCGCCGCTTTCGGCGCGCTCGCTCTTCCCTTTTTGCCTTTGGGTCGTCTTTTGATTTGTGTTCTTGGTTGCGCATGCCATAATTCTGATCGATTGAGATCAATAATGCAACCACAGCAAAAAACGCAAGCACAGATGGCAACCACGAAGAAGACCACGATCGATAAGCTGACACCAGACAACCTAAACGCAAACGCAGGCACACAGAGAGGACAAGGTGCGCTTGAGCACAGTTTACGAACATTCGGCGCCGGCCGGTCTGTGTTAGTAGACAAAGACGATAGAATCATTGCGGGCAATAAGACGGTCGAAACGGCTGGAAGCATAGGCATGATGGACGCGGTCGTCGTCGAGACCAAGGGCGATCAAATCGTCGTGGTCAAGCGCACCGACATCAGCTTAGACAGCCCGGAAGGCCGAGGCCTGGCCATTGCCGACAATCGCGCCGGCGAGCTGAATCTCGAATGGAATCAAGACGTGTTGGCCGAGCTGGGCGAAGACATCGATTTGACGCCGTATTTTTTCGACGATGAGATAGAGTTTCCAGAGGTTGACGAGCCGTTCGAGGGTCTCACCGATGAGGATGACGTGCCAGGCCTTCCAGAGTCGCCAGTATCGAAGCGCGGCGACATATGGATACTCGGCAACCATCGGGTCATGTGCGGGGATTCAACAGACGCCGCCGACGTGGCGTTGCTGATGGACGGTGAAAAGGCACAACTAATTCACGCAGACCCGCCGTATGGGATGGGCAAAGAGTCCGAAGGCGTCGCAAATGATAACCTATACCGCGAGAAGCTAGACGCCTTTCAAATGCAATGGTGGCGAGCATTTAGACCACATGTTGAAGACAATGCGAGTGCTTATATATGGGGCAACGCTGAGGACTTATGGCGGCTTTGGTATTCGGGCGGCTTGCGCAACTCGGAGCGGTTGACGTTTAGAAATGAAATTGTTTGGGATAAATACGACAGGGCTACTTGTAAACCTACAGTAATTAAAATGATGCGCAGTTATGTAAATTACACAGAACGAGCCTTGTTTTTCATGCTAGGTGAGCAAGGCTTCAACAATAACGCTGACAACTACTGGGAAGGCTGGGAGCCAATACGCCGAGAACTAGAGGATTCTGTTATTGCGATGGGCTGGGATTCAGCGGACGTTAAACGAATAACCGGCGTCGGAATGTATGGTCATTGGTTCACGAAGTCTCAATGGTCCTTTATCCCAAAGCAACATTACGACGCATTACAAAGGGCGGCGCATGATGCCGCATTCAAGCGCGAGTACGACGCATTCAAGCGCGAGTACGACGACCTAAAGCGAGACTTTTACGCGACTCGCGCATTCTTCGACAACACTCACGACAATATGACCGACGTCTGGCGCTACCCAAGGGTTGAGGGCGAAGACCGGCACGGACACGCAACACCGAAACCCGTCGACATGATGCGCCGCATTATGAAGTCGAGCGCTGAGAGTGGAGGCCTGGTGGTCGAGCCGTTCGGTGGTTCGGGCGCAACGATTGCAGGCGCAGAGGCAACCGGTCGGCGATGTTTCACAATGGAGTTGATACCCGATTGGGTAGACGTCATCGTTAAACGCTGGCAAGACTACACAGGCAAGCAGGCCAGGCACGCTGACGGCCGACTATTTGATCAGGTTAACCGAGTCAATCAGACGTCAACGCTCAGCGATTAACCAAGGCCAACACTCGCACCATGCAACATGAAACAAAGTTTAACCCTTGGGATTTGCCACAAAATGACATTGATGAGTTGAAGCGATGCCGTGTTGTGCTCTCTATGAGCGGCGGCAAAGATTCGACAGCGTGTGCCCTTCTCTTGGAGCGCCATGGAGTACCGTTTGAACGCGTGTTTATGGATACTGGCTGGGAGCACCCGGTCTCCATTGCGTATATTAAAGAGGTTCTTGAGCCACGGTTTGGACCGATCAAAATCATCAAGAATACCAAGTATAAAAACGGAATGGTCGATCTGATTCGAAGCAAACAAATGTTTCCGTCAAGACGAATCAGATTCTGTACGCAAGAGCTTAAAATTTACCCCTTTCAAGAGTGGGTAAAAAACCAAAACGAGCCAATTGTCAGCGTTGTCGGTATTCGAAGACAGGAGTCGTTAGCGCGGCGTAGTGCTGAGCGATGGAGTTACGACGAGCACTTAGACATTGACGTATTCAAGCCGATTCTTGATCACAGTTTCGACCACATCATTGAGATGCACAGAGATGGCAAGGTGCCGCCCAATCCTTTGTATCTTCAAGGCGCTGAGCGCGTCGGATGCTTCCCGTGTATTTATGCAAGAAAGTCAGAGGTAGACCACGCGGCGCGCTCCTGGCCGGCGCGGATTGATTTGATTGAATCGCTTGAGAAAGAGTTAACCGAAAACGCAAAACGTCGTGCTGACAATCCAGACGACGTGGCTGCGAGAACATTTTTTCAAAGTCGAGGTGTAGGCCCGGTCACTATCAGAGACGTAATTGAATGGTCAAAAACATCTCATGGGGGCCGGCAATACAAGCTTTTTGATTTAACGGCTCAAGACGGATGCACCCGTTGGGGGATGTGCGAAAGCCCACTCGCTGACCCTGACCTAATAAAGATTAGGGAAAAAAGAAACCAACCTTAAAATACGCGCACCCTCACCCAGAATTGATCACTATTGATCAATAACATAAAACCCGATAAAATCTTGGTCAGGGCTTTTTCTGTCGGGCTAAAATGACAATCTATAGAGCCTCTGGCGATCAAGCGCGGGCATTGCTTGAACTACCAGAGCAGCTTCCAACACGGCCAGCGGGCTACTACGGCGCCTCGCTGATTGCCGGTAAAATTTCAGGCTTCGAGCACAATTATGAGTTCTCAAGCCCACGACGTCGCGCGCTCATGGTCACAAAGATGTTGCGCACGTCGCCAGTTCTTTCACTTGCCGAAGAGCTATTGACCAGTCGTGTCACGAGTGTACGACTAACCGTGCCACGCAGGAACGGCGTTTCAGAGGAAGCCGCCGACGCTCTTGAAATGTGGCTAGGCCTTGGACAGTACGAAGACTCAGGCGGTCGAATCGGCGATTTAACCACCGACGACCTCTTGCGCCACTTGATGAGCGCCAAAGTTTACGGCCATGTCTTAATGTCCGAGAGCTGGACATATGACGAGGGCCTGTACTTCTGCAGCCTCCATAGACGGCACCAACAGTCCTACTCCACCTACATTACGGAGAATGAAGGCAGCGGCCGCCTGTTAGCCGTCACTCAGCGCTTCGGCGACATTGGCACGCCTCGCAACGGTCGTATCCTGCCGATGCGTGAAAGCCTGTGGTATGTCAACGGCGTCTCAAACTGGTTTGACGGTGAATCGGTGTTGCGGCCGGTCTATCCGCACTGGCGGTCCGCAACGATGCGTTATCGCCTCGAAGATTTACTTGCCTCGAAATATGCAGACCCGCCAATCCTTGGCAAGATAGATTTAGAAGCCTTCTACCGTTTCGCAAACAATGACGACGGCTCACCGCCGACGCGCGACGACTTGACAGAAGAGCTTGCGCATCTGGCGTCTAAAATTACAGGCCTATCCGCCGACGAGTCCGGTCATTTGTTAGTGCCTAGCTGGTGGTCGTTTCAGGATAGGGCCAAGCACAGTTACGACCCCTCGCCGCTCTTGCAATCAGCGTCTCACCACGAGCGCGTCATGGCTGAGAAGCTTTATGTGTCCACGCTGTTACAAGGCCGCGCCGGTGATTCGGGCTCACGCGCCATGGTCTCGACGCAGAGCGAGGTCATTGTCGACGCAATCATTGACACTTTGCAGAGCATTCTGAACGCCCTTAACAGGCAAACAGTACGCCGATTCATGCAAGTGAACTTCTCAGGCCTGCGTACAAGTGAGTACCCGATAGTGTCATTTGAGCGCGCTTCTGTGAAGCGGCCTTGGTGGCAGGAAAATAGCTCCTCGTTTGCTGATTTCGTGATGGCTGGAATCTTGAGCCCGACGCCAGAAGATGAGCGAGCCGTGAGGGCTGCCAGCGATTTACCGCCAATTGAAGACAACGCGGCACCGTCGGCATTAGACCGGCGCGCAACGGCTGCAGGCGGTCGATTAAGGACGCCAGAAGGCCAGCGGGAAGCCAGGGCGCCGGGCGCATCAGCACGCACGGAGAATCGATTTGTAAACCGTCTCGTCGAAAGGGGTGACGAAGATGGTGACGATTGATCTCTCCCGTCGCTATAAGCTACCGCGCGCCGTATCGAAGGCCGCCGCAAAAGGCCTAAAGCTACACGAGGCTGGCCACAGCGGCGCCGGCTTGATGCCGTCAACCGTGCGCGCTGCGTCTGATGCTGTGCGCGGCGAAGGTTGGACAGAGTCCAAGATCGTGAAGGCTTCTGCCTGGTTTGCTCGCCACGAGTCAAGCCTTGTGCCCGGTTCGTTTGACGCAGAAAACCCGAAGCCGAGCGGTGTTGCGTGGCTTCTATGGGGAAGCGACCCGGCCGACGGCGACAAGGGCCGAAAGTGGATAGACGAGAAGGCCGAAGAGTTCAAGGCCGCTGAGCTTGCAAAGGGATCGCTGTCAAGCACACCGGCAAAACCCTCTGAGAGAATCAAGGGTAGCTCGAAAAACAAGCCCGGAAGCGCCGCAACCGATGGAGGGGCGGTAGAGGTGTCGCCAACGGTCGAAAAGGCCTTACAAGCGAAAATTGACGCCCACAACGACGAATTCAAAGGCGCCGACAAGCGCGCCACACTTTCCGCGTTGAAAAAGGTTTATCGCCGAGGCGCCGGCGCATTCTCCGTGTCGCATCGTCCAGGCATGACGCGCGGCCAGTGGGCGATGGCTCGGGTCAATGCTTATTTGCAACTTTTAGCCAAGGGCAAGCCAACACGCAAAGCCTACATCACGGACAACGACCTGTTGCCCGAAGCGCACCCCAGATCGACACGAGGAAAAGAGATGCACCGCAAGGGAAAGAAAAAAAAGAAGAGCCACATGTATTCGAAAGAGTCTGTCAGCCTCGGCTATAAATCCGAACTTGTGGCACGTCAGGCCGACGGTGAACCTGGGCCCGGCGCCATGCGTCACACCGTGGCGCCTGGTATCGACGTCGTGATCGTTGCGGATGACGATGGTCAGGAGATGATTCACACCGTCATCGCCAACGCGGACGAGGTGACGCCAGAGGGGTTCACAGAATGGCTAGAGTCAAACGATTACAAGGTAGAGTTCGACGAGCGAGAAGGCGTCGCGGGCGACTCCGGGCCAAACGACGGCAAAAAGACCTTTAGGCTTGATGATGGCTCGGACACTGGCGTTGTCCATCAGATGTTTTCGAAGCCTCTCATATCGTCTGGGCTGACCTTCGAGCCAAGCACAGACGACAACACAGACTTGCACGTGTTGCGCTCTGGCCCGCTCTTCGATCTTGAGGGCGGCGAGCAGGTCCTCGACCTGAGTGATTCACAACTGCGTGATATAGCCGAGACAACGAACAAAGTGATCGC